TATAAAATGGACTGTCAAGATTGGACACCTGTTATTTCACGCCGCCAATTTTCCAAGAAAGACCAAATTAAAAATGGTCAAACAGCTATTCTGATACGCGATCCTGAAAGGAATGAAAAAATTAGAATGACTAAACTTGCTGATAATGATGGACCAGGTCCTAAAAAACGTATCAATTCTGAATCATTACAAAGTCTTATTCGTAAACGTATAGAATTAAAACTAACTCAAGAAAAATCAGATAATATGTGTTCTTTTCCACGAAATACATTTAAAGATATTGAATCAAATCGCTTAATACCATCTGAAGAGCAAAAACGACGTATTCAACAAAACTTTAATATTCAAATTAAGATTGATATTACCTAAAGAATTATTATTCTATTAGATAATATGACATTTACAATAAATAGACTAGTATCTTTAAATAATCATCTAAATATTGATTTTATTAAACATATTAATACAACAAATAATATTTGCCTTTATAAACTTGGAAATCATTATATTCCAAGTAATGTATTTTTTCCTAATGCTACAAGTTTAACACTTATTAATTGTAATAAAACAGGTATTGTAAATATTTTTACACCTGCTATTTTTCCTAATTTAATAAATGTGAATTATATGTCGACAGCTCCAGGTGACTTTAAAATTTATGAACGTTTTAATGATAAAATTAAATGGGTATTTCCAAATAAAACATATGATTTCTATGATTTTATGGTAGAAACAGGACGCGGTAAGAAAGATTCTGAATTAATTAAACAATATACTACAAATAAAAAATTAATCGACGGAAAAAATGGCTTTGATATTTCATTTGAATTTGATTTAAATATTCCTGAATATGGAATTATTAATGGTGAATGGTGGTGCTCTCAATTTTATGAATATTTAGTTAAACAACAAAATAATCATAATCATACATATCAAGATAAATCTACACAATTTATTCAAGAAACAGAAGAATTAGAATTAGAAAATGAAATTATTAAACAAAAAATAAATTTTTATAATTTTAATGATAATTTAGAATAAATTTAATGATAATTTAATGATAATTAATTATCCACCTTGACGCCATTCTTTACCACAATTTAGACAAGAGATAAAACACGTCATAGGTTCATCAGCGGAGCGTGTTTGAAGTTCATAATATGTACATTCACGTTTATTACAACGACGACATTTGAATTGATCAGTTGCACGGCTCTTATTACCTTCAAGAATTTTTTGTTCACGTTGTAACTGTTTATCACGAAACTCAAACCATTTTTCAGGAAATATTTCATATGATGACATTGAAGGAATATCATATAATGTAAATTCACCATCAAGAACACGCGTAATTAAACGATGATTATTTACAGGGCTATCTGGGTGAATATTACTTAATACTGAACGTACATTTTGTCGATATATTTCAATAAATACAGGAGTTTTCCAACTACGTGCTACATGATTTTTTAAAGCACATTTAAAAGTTGTTTCGAAAATACCTTTTTCAAGATCACGAATTAGTTGACTTGAAAATTTATTTTCAAGAAACTTTAAATTATTTAGACATAATATTCTAAGCTTATTTGATTCAGGTTCAGAAGTAATAGCAATATCTTCTTTTAATCCATTTGGATCAACTTTATTATATGCTATAGCACGTTTTCGCTTTACTGGTTGAGGTTCTTCTTCTTGTTCTTGTTCTTCTTCTTCAATTAAAACTTTATCAATTTCATCTTCTTCAAATCCATCTTCATTTACTGATTCCTCTTCTTCTTCTTCCTCTTCCTCTTCCTCTTCATCCCCTTCTTCTATATCATCTTTGATATGACTTCCAATACAGAATGTATTCCATTGTTCTACAGTATATGACATTGGGTTTTCCCATTTGTTTGATAAAGATACAATTACAATAGCATCTCCAAATAATGGTAATTCTGAATGTGGGTCAGGAATCTCAGTTTTATTTTCTGTTCCTTTTTTACCTTTTTTATAACCAAATATGAAGATAAATTTATTATCATATTCATAATGACATATAATTTCTGGCTCATCTTTCTTTTTAAAATATTTTTGTAACATTTCAATTGTTAAGTTACTATTTTCATTAAGATTTATATTTGCTTTTCGTGCTTCACCCTTAATTGATAGTAAAATAGTATATAGAGTTGGCATTCTTGGAATAATCTAAATTTAACACACAATAGACGCTTAAATCCTCGTTAAGTTTATTATATAGGATAAAGACACAATGCCGTCAATTTTTATTTGGAAAGCAGATACTCTTAATACTTCCAAAAAAAGTATTAAATACTATTCAGGATCAAATTGGATTCTCGAAGATGGTGATAATACTTCAAAAAGTTATATTTATCTTGAACAAATTGTAATTTCTGAATCTGATAATTCAGTAATTACTTTCAATTGTAAAGATATGCCTAAAGATTGGGTTGGTTCTGAGCTTCTAGAAGTAACAAATATTCCATATGAAATTGTAAAGTCAGATGAGTATGGAATTCTTGAAAAAGTTGGAAATTGGATGCGTTTTACATTAAAAAAAGAAATAGAATTTAATGAAAATAATCTAAAATCTGAATTAATTAATATTAAAATATGGAAAGATAATAAAGAATTTATCAAACAAGAAACTATACATAATATTATGGATCTTAATACAATTAATCTTAATTTTCAACAATTCCTAAATAAATATAAACTACCACCTATTACAAATGTTATACTCGGTAATATATGATTATAAAAAGTTTATTTTTTGAATCTAAAATGCTGTTGATTTTGGAGTATGATTTTCACGAGAACAAAAAGAGGAATGATTACATACATCTACATATTTGGTATTCTCATTGTAGGGTTTATAATTTATTTTTTGAGCAAAGACTACTTTTTTGACCCATCTTCACGAGAGGATACACATACAAATAAAACAGAAGCATTTGAAATTCCTGCGCCTGCTTCAATTGAACTTCGTAAGGCACCAATCTATCCTGAAAGAGTAATTACATCTTCCGGTCCTAATCCACCGAACCAAGCAGCACCAAATGGTGAAGTAGTAGTTTATGGTGAGCCTGATGCGACAGACCCATATTATGAATCACAAGAAAGTTCTGATATTCCTGAGAATTTACGTCATCCCGAGCGTTCTTTCCGTCCTCCACCTCTAAACAATAATACATCTATAGCGGTTGAAGCTGGTATTGCCAGTAGTAATATACAAGTAACATCAGATAATTCTCAAAAATTCCAGCCAGATTTTATTGAAGGTGGTGGGGAATTTATGCCAGGTATTTTTGCCAATGATAATTTCTCTGATAAAAACTTCTCGGCTTTTTAATATAGAGTTTAAAGCGTATTTATGTATATTATATAGGTTAAATATAAAATAATGAATAAATCCATCCATAGTACTACTCCTCAATTTGAAAAACAAAAGGTTACACGATTCCGTCGCCTAGATAATGACCATATCTCGGCAATTGAATCTCTTTTTAAACAATTTCCATTCCTAAATGAACGTGTTGAAATTCATATGCCTTTTAATCGTGCAAAAACTACTTTTAGTTCAGGATCTGTTTGGCTATGGCCTAAATTTGATAAACGACCAGTAGGTTTCTTAATTTTTATTGAAGGATTCGCTCCCTGTATATGGTATTCAGAACGACAAGAAGGTATGACTTTCCGTTGGTTACTTCCACCTAACTTTTGTCAAAAAGGTTCAATCGTTTGCCTTGCTAATATTCTTGCAGGTGAATCTGTTTTACAAATTGAAGATATTCTTATCTCAGAGGGTAAAGACTTATGGTCAACTCAAATGTTCTCTGAACGCTGGAATAAACTTCGTGAATTCTGGCAAAGTTTACCTGCCGATCAACCACTACTTGCTTTCAAACCTCGTATTGTTAACCCAATCCCTCTAAATCAATGGTCTCAGAATTATGACCCAGCTATCTATTGGATTATTCAACCAGAACATTATAAACAAGCAAGATGGTACTGGAAAGATACTGTTACTATTCCTTCTCATAAACCTGTTGAATTTATTGCTCCTGTTATGAAACGAAGCACTGAAATTATCACTACACTTGTTGCTTATCTCACACATTATTCTAAAGCTATATTACCTGATACATATTCACTTATTTCTCAAGAAGGTATTAGTCTTGGTGTAGCATCTATTTCAAGTCTTAATTTATCTCTTGAAATTCGTAAAATTATGACTGAAAAAATTCAAGGAATCCCTGTTGAAGTTAAATGGAATGAAAATTTCAATAAATATCAAATTGCGCGTATTATGCCAGATAATACACCTATCACTACTGCTTCATTCTTTTATCATAAAAATCTTTAAAGATTTAAAAGGGTGAGTATATATTAGAATGACAAGAAGACGCACTTTAAAACATAAAAAGTCGCTCCGACGTTTAAGCAGACGTGACAAACGTAAATCAAATGGTGGAGGATGGTCTGAATTAATTAAAAATAATTATGAACAAAACGCGGTAAGTCCTGGAAATCAAATTCATTTTAATTACGACGGACCTGGTAAAGATTGTACAGGAAATCCACACTCCATTCGTCCAGGATATATCTCTGACTACAACACAAAGGGTTTGCCCGGTCTAAGTGGTGGAAAACGTCGTAACGCGAAAAATAAACTATATGGTGGCGCCGCAATGCCTTCAATTGCTACTACTAATTTTGGTAGTAGTCTTCCTGGTCCTGTAACTAATCCTAATATTGGTCCTGTAAGCGGAAGTATTACACAAAAACCAGATGATTTTCCAAATACAACTGGTACAGCAGGTACGGTTGCTAATCCTGTAGTAATGAGTATGCCTGGTGTTCCTACACCTCCTGGCGCAGCTCTAATGCCAAAAATGCCTATTGCTGAACTCTCATCAAATGCTGCGCCCGCACAAACTGGTGGTCGTTATGGTTTTTTTCCTGAAATGGGTCCCCTAAATCCTAATAATGGTGTTGGTACATCACCTGCTCCTTTCGGTCGTATTCCTTGTGAATCTGGAACATATAACTCTCTAAATCCTAATCCTGGAAATATTCAATTAATGACAACTGCCCCTTTAACACCTCCATATGTAACCAGCCGTTTAACTGGTGGAGCATTACATGGTGCTCCAACAAATGTTGGTTCATCTGGATATTCAGCTGCTAACTTCCCTACTATACAAGTTGGTAATGTCGATTCAATGAGATACTATGCTCCTACCGCTGGTTACAGAAATGATTTTATGACTTTTAGAGCACCATCTGCTGTTCCTGGTCTAACAATTCAAACTCCATATGACGCCAAAGCATTTAACCAAGCTTGTATTAAAACTGGAGGTTCTCGACGCAATTATAAACGTAATTATAAACGTAATTATAAACGCAGTTATAAACGCAGTTACGAAGGTGGTGGTTCAGTAGCAATGGATGCTGGTAAATTTACTCCTGTAACAATGAATGAAATCGGAAATCGTATGGATTTTGATGGAACTAATAAAGGATTACCTGTTAAGTTTGGTGGTAAAAGACGCACTCGTCGTGTTCTAAAAAATAAACATAAAAAATACTAAATATAAATAATTGATTATCTTTATAATTATATATTTATATTAAATTATTTATTGATTGCTGGGATATTAACTATTCCACCCACAGAAACTGTATTACATCCACCAACTAATCCTCTAAAATATTCTGTTTGTGCTCCTGGAATATATGAATTAAATCTGGAAGCATTACCATCTGAATTTTGTGGATTATTTATTATTTTACTACCAGATATATTATTTAAATATAAATTACGAGCATAAGTCTGATTTTGAAGTCTTTGAATAATAACTCGTCCGTCAAAATTACGATTTGATATATCTATACTATATACATATATATAAAATCATTCGGATGTCTTAAAACTTAAATAATGATCCATGTTCATTAATATCTGTCTTTTCAACAATTCTCTTAGGTTTATCAATATGCTGAAATGTATATTCACATTCCTTATAAAACTTCTGTCTTACAAACCAACGTCTCTTATGACATTCATGTGAATCGATAATATCAATAATATGCGGTGGCACTTTTCGTTCATCAATTCGTTGTCTGAAAATACGACCAGTTGATTGCTCAACATTTTTACGAGGTGTTGCTAAAATAATTGTATTTAACTTCTTAACATTAAATGCTTCTGATGCCATCTGATAGGTTGCTAATAATATTTGACATTTATCTGCATTATTATCCAGTTTTGACTGCTTCATACCACCAATATAATACCCATGCACAAACTGTGTCGTATGCTCATTTAATGCTTTATCAAACCATTCTAATTGTGAAATACGGTCACTTAATATAAGTATAAATCTATCTTTATTTTTAGCATATTCATCAATTAATTCCATAATTTTTTTATTACGTGGTTCAAACTCCGCAACTTGATTTAGGAGTTTAGCTGTAATAGGTTCACCTCGCCAATTAACAGGAACTTCTTTGTAAAGAGGGTCTTCAGAATGAAACCATACTGCTTTTACAACAGCTTCTTTATCTGGTGCTCTTTTAGTATTTTTATATACAGGTTCACCTAAATGATATTCAAATACACATGAAAGACCATCTTCTCTATCAGGAGTGGCACTAAGACCTAACATATATTTTGTTTGAATTTTTTTTAAAGCTTGACAGAAATACGCAGCACCCAAATGATGACATTCATCAAATATTGTAAATCCATATTGGTCAAAGAATCCGTCTGGTAATTCACGACGACAAATCGTTTGAATCATACAAATCGTAACATCATACTTTTCAGAATCAATTTGAACTTTATTAGCTTGAAGAATTCCTACTCTTGCTCCAATTATAAAATTTTCAATTTCAGATTTCCATTGATTCATTAAGAATTCTTTATCAACAACGATAAGGAATCTTTTTTTAAGAAGAACAGCAATATTAAGAGCCATAAATGTTTTTCCATAACCACATGGGACACAAATGAGACCATTTCCATCTTTTTCAATAAATGTTTCAATAATTTCTTTTTGAAAATCGTGAGGTGGAAATTTTGTAGTAAATGTAATAGTATTAGAAAGTTCTAAACCTTCTCCTACTATATCAGCATCCGGTTTACCAAATTTTTTAATTCCCCAGTGTCTTGGTACATAAAACCGAGTTTTTGATTCCGCATAAATTGGAAAATTCTGAATATCTTTTTGAAACCTATCAAGAACCTTTGGAGCAACTGTTAGTTCAGAACGTAATTCTTGGATTTGAATATCTGTTAAATATATTTTTTTAATAGCATATCCTTTTGCTGTTAAAACACGATCTTTATCTTGTATAGACATTACACTACAATATATACTAAATATTATCTTAAGTCAATTTTATGTCTTTTAAAACCCAATATGTATAACAGAGGAAATGTATCGAACGGAATTAACATATTTCATAATCCTTACGGTAATTATACTGTTTTCAGAGTTTTTACCAACTACTTTATTGTTACTTTTAGATAATTTTGTAGCAAGAATCTTCATAGTATTATTACTATTATATCTAATAAGTATTGGTCCTACGGCAGGTATTTTAGGTTTAATGTTGATTGCTATAATGTATTTAGAGCGCAATAAGCGTAAAGTTGTTGTAGCTGCTAAAAAAATAGATGAAATGGATTGGAATCGTCCTCAACAAGCTACAGTAGAAGAAGCATCACAACCTCAGAAAACAGTCCCTGTTAATGAATTTGATAAACCAGAAGAAGAAGAATCTAATTTTTTTCCCACAGAAACTTGTGATTCAGAAAATTTTGAACCTGTTGCCCCAAGTATTAATGAAAAAGTAGTATTATCATCTATTTATCCTTTAAATGGTCATGAGGCTGGTAATAGTTCTGATCAATTGTATGAAAAACTTGGTTTTGGTCATATTAAAGGTGTTGAAACTATTGGTGATACAATTTAGTATAAATAATTATTTAAATCATCTTTAATGAAAGTGATAATTATTTAAAATTGTATAGCTGTTTGGTCTATGGTTTTATCAACATAAAAAGCTTTAGATACTTCTGCTACGTTAATATTTTTAGATAAATCTATACCTTGATTTGTCCAGTTTGGATTTGATATATCTAAGAAGTTTTTCATTGTTTGTTTTGTATAAGCAACTCGGTGCATTCCAGAACTATCTGTAAATCCAATAGCTACAAGTGGTGGGGCAGTAGGTATTGGTTGAACTAATTCTTTTGTACAATTATTTCCAAAACATATAGCATTATCAAGAAGTTTTTGATTTGTACAACTATCCTTAAAGATATTATTTTTTTCATATGTTGAATAATATATACATTTAGGTTGATTATATTTTTGTGGAGCTGACATTGTTGGATTTAATGAACCTAAAGTACATCCTTTAATTTTTGTATTTCTATCTTCAAAATAATTTGGTAAAGATGGCATACAATATTCCCTAGATTTCTTAAAATATAGTTTTTTAATTAATTCTGTACAATTTGGTAAATCAGGTGTTCCTTTTCCATTTAATGTACATTGATTATCACTTAAACACTTATTCGCAATCATTTCTCCATCACAACATATCGTATCTCCATCATTATTATAAAATGACTTATATCCTGATGGACAAGCATTTAAATAAAAATTTTCAAAATTCTCTTCTATTTGGTCACTCTTTATATTATCTTTATAGTATAAAATTAAAAGAATAACTATAATACTAATTAATAAAACAGTTAGTTCTAGCATTTCCTATTTATTATGCTTTTTTTGAAATCAAAGTTCCCATCCATATAAGAGCTCCTAGCGCAATACCACTTCCTAAAATTATACCAATATAGGCTTCAATTTGTTCCGTAGATAATGTATCTTTAGAAACTTCTATATCACCCATATTCTGTTTTTGCTGTGTTTGGTCTCGTTCCATTAAAATTGTATCAAGTGTCTTATTTCCTGGTATTACATATGTACCATCTTTCAGATTTCCTAAGTCTGTCATTTGGTTAAATGGCATACATTTGTATTGAGAAGTTTTATAATATGGACATTGTTCAGTATTCCATTTAGATGATGATGATGATGAAATAGGGAGCCTTGGTGGTAAAGAGAAAAATTCAAATCTATGTCTAAAATCATCGGTACAGCTTGATATTGGCGTGGAGTAAATAATTCCGTCTTGTGAAATAATTGTTGGAATCTTATTACCATTATCATCAAAACTAAAACTTCTCAATGTTGAATCACCACCTCTTATTGATGGCGGGATAGTATATGTCGGTAAATTACTATTAAGTTGTATTAATAATTGTTGAAATCCTGATTGTGTTAAAGTAATACCATTTGGGAAAACAACAACATATAAACTTCTTGATGATGGTGTATTATTACTATCAATTGTTTCAAAACACGTTTTATATGCTAATGATGTTTGTGTTGAATCGTCGTCAAAAGCATAAAAAATAGTTTCTAGATTTGGTACACCTGATTTTTTCTTTTCATCTTTATTATGTTTTCCATTACAATTTGGTTTTGGACAATTTGGCATTGGACATATATTTTTATTTGGTACATTATGATTTACTGTACCTGCCACTGTAGTAGTATCACCTGTTTTTATCAAATTAGGAATTGAATTCTTCAAATAACATGTTCCATTTGAATATGTATATGCTAAACAATTTATATCATCGCAACACGCTTTTATACATGATGTTAGTGTTGAATTACTAAAATTATTATAATCACCTCCTGAATAATCAGATCCAACTAAATGAGTATAACTACATGATGGTATATTAGGGTCAATTATTTGACTAAGATAATCAGCATGCCTTGGAGCACCTGAATCATAAATTGGAACACACATCAAAATTCCAGATAATACAGATAAATCATCTACTGATTTATTTGATGAAAATGATAAAACAAGTTCAGCAACAGCTTCTAATCTTTGACCTGGAAGTATATATCCCTTACTTAGAGGAGCACAAATCTGAACATCCACTAAACTAAATCTTTGACCTCTATATGTACAAGTATTCTCCGTAGATTCATCTATTCTATTCCCAATTAAACTTGGCGGTGTTGTTCTGGGTGAAAATGAAATTGAAAGTGGATAACTTTTAACTGTTATTGTATTTAAATCGTGTTGTAAAATAGGTCCAACCAGTTTAATAAATCCAGTATTAACATCTGACGGACAATACATCTCTAACTTGAAGATACATAGGAAAATATACTAAATTACTCAAGTAATTCATATATTTTTTAACTTGAACCAGGCATCAAACTTAAATATGTTTCATTAATATATCTTACATTTTTGTAACCCATTCTATATAAAACATGTGCTGCATTTGATGAATTATTTCCAGTATTACAATATATTAATATCCATGTATTCTTATTTGGAATAAGTAATGGAACTTCTTGTTTTACTCTTTCTGCTGAAATAGGTATTGAGTTTGGATAATATCCTAATTCTTCGCGTTCTTTTTCTGTTCTACCATCAATTATTAATCCAAAACGTCTTGATTTAGCTTCTCCAA